GGTAAGCGTAATACACAAGTCGCGCATATGAGGGGGTGGGTCAATGGCAGAAAAGAAGACAACCACACGACGGAAACCCGCTAAAACAGCGGCGAAAACACCCGTCAAAACAGCGAAAAAAACGCCGACAAAGAAAACTGTAAAAAAGGCAGCACCGAAAGAACCGAAAGATACAAAGATTTCCACGAAAAAAGCAAGAATAACAAGGGAGATCAACCGGCTCAAGAGGTTATTCGCCGATATCGATGATAACAAAAAGAAACTCGTAAGCGCAACGATCAAGGATGTGGCGTTCATGACTGTAGCAATGGAGGATCTTCGCGAAGAGATGATCGAGACCGGCCTGATCGAGGAATATAAAAACGGCCCGAATCAGTACGGAAAGAAAAAGAGTACCGCAAGCGAGAGTTACCTTCAATTCTCGAACAAACAAACAGCTGCGATGAAGATCCTTGTCGATGCTTTACCGAAAACGGAACCGAAAAAGCCGGACACAGATGATTTTGACGACTTTGTTTTCAACCGTGCTGAGGTATGAGACAACGGGTCGTTTACCCGGCAGATTATGATCCGATCACCGAATACTGGAACGATATCAAGTCCGGCAAGGAAATCGTTTCAGACAAAATTAAGCGATGGTACAAATACCAGGCCGGGAGGATCAAAAAGCCGGATGGCAAATATTTCTACTCAAACGCAAGAGCAAACCACATTATCGAGTTCGCGGAAAATTACTGCAGACTGTCAAAAGGCACAAATGCAGGACATCCGGTCAGACTCGAACTATGGGAAAAAGCACACCTTGCGGTTGTTTTCGGTTTTATAGATATAAACGGCAACCGGCAATATAGAGAATCAATCCTGATAGTCGGGAAAAAGAACGGGAAATCGCTCCTCGCCTCAATCGTTGGTTTGTACCTGCAGGTCGGAGACGGCGAGCCGGGTCCCGAAGTATATGCGGTAGCCACGAAGAAAGATCAGGCAAAAATCATATGGACAGAGTCAAAGAGAATGGTCCGAAAGTCGCCTGTCTTACTCAGGCGGATCAAACCTCTCGTGGCCGAGCTTTCTTCGGAATTGTTCAATGATGGAGTATTCAAACCGCTGGCCTCCGATTCTGATACACTTGACGGCTTGAACGTTCACGGCTGCCTCATGGATGAGATTCACCAGTGGAAGAACGGAAAAGCCCTGTTCAACATCATGGCTGATGGTACATCCGCGAGAGAACAGCCGCTTTTATATATTACCAGTACAGCCGGGACTATCAGAGAAGACATATACGACGACAAGTACGACGAAGCCGAGCGTGTCATCAACGGATTATTCGACAAAGACGGATACCATGATGAACACTTGGCTGTTTTCATATATGAGCTCGACCAGCGCAAAGAGTGGGTGGATCCCAAGTGCTGGAAGAAGGCAAATCCCGGACTCGGGACAATTAAAAAATATCAGACCCTGGCAGACAAGGTCGAGAAGGCGAAGGAAAATCCGAAGCTCGTCAAGAACCTTGTATGTAAAGAGTTCAATATCCGCGAGACAAGCGTCGAAGCATGGCTGACCTTCGAACAGCTCGACAATAAAGAGACATTCGATATTGAACAGCTTAAGCCTCGCTACGGAATCGGAGGCTGTGATCTCAGCTCGACGACCGACCTCACAAACGGGACAGTCATATTCCAGGTACCGGATGATGATCATATTTATGTTCTTCAGATGTACTGGCTCCCGGAAGATCTTCTTGAACAGAGGGTCAAAGAAGACAAGATCCCGTATGACCTATGGATGGAACAAGGACTCCTCCGGACCTGTCCGGGAAACAAAGTCCACTATCAGTACGTGGCGGAGTGGTTCGAAGAGGTTCAGAACGAACTTGATATATACATTTTCAAGGTCGGATACGACTCATGGAGCGCAACATACTTCGTAGAGGATATGAAGGGACGATTCGGAGCGACTGTTATGGTTCCGGTTATTCAGGGTAAGAAAACACTATCATCCCCGATGAAAAGTCTCGGAGCTGATATCTCGAAGAAAAGGATCGTCTACAACAACAATCCGATTCTCAAGTGGTGTATGGCCAACACGAATGTTGACGTTGACAAAAACGACAACATACAGCCGTCAAAAGGCAACCAAGCGACACGAAGGATCGACGGCCTTGCCGGACTCCTCGACGCCTATGTCATATACGAGAACAACCTCGAAGAGTACACATCATTGATATAAAGGTGGCAGATATGGGTTTATTTTCAAAGAATTCGCAGGAAAACGCAACCGAGACATCGATCTACAAAATGGTTGTAGACTGCGGGAACGGCTTTTACGCATGGAACGGCAAGCTGTACCGCTCGGAGCTCGTGAGGGCTTGCATAAAGCCAAAAACAAAGGCAATCGGTAAAGCAGTAGCAAAGCATATCCGGAAAACAACAGATTCGGAAGGCAATAGGAAAATCCTTATTAATCCTTCCGTGAATACGAGATTCATGCTCGAAGAGCCGAATGAGTTCATGACCGGCCAGATGCTCCAGGAAAAAGTCGCGAACCAACTCTCGCTAAACGGAAACGCATTCATTTTGATAATCCGCGACAACTTCGGCGTTCCGGTCGGGCTGTATCCGATCCCGGCAGCTTCTGTCGAAGCCAAATATGACGAAAACCATGAATTATACCTGAAGTTCTACTACCTGAACGGGAAACAGTCGGAATTTTACTACAGAGAGGTCATTCATATTCGTGATGACTTCTTTTTTAACGATATTTTCGGGGAAAATCCGACCGAAGGACTCCGCGAGACTATGGAAATGGTCGGAACGATCAATCAGGGTATGATCGCGGCCATCAAAAACAGCAATATTATCCGCTGGCTGTTGAAGTTTACCGCCTCAATGAGAGATGAAGATCTGAAGGTGAAGGCGAAGGATTTCGCGGAAAACTACCTGCAGATATCGAACAATTCAACAACGGTCGCAGCTGTAGACGCGAAAGCCGATGCGATCCAGGTCAAGAATGAGTCGTATGTTCCGAATGCTGCAAATATTCAGGCACAGGAAGAGAGGGTATATTCCTTCTTCAACACGAACAAGAAGATCATCCAGTCAGCATATAGCGAGGACGAGTGGATTTCATACTACGAGGCAGCCGTTGAACCGGTCCTTCAGCAGATGGCCGGAGAATACACACGCAAACTCTTCACAAGACGCGAGAGAGGCTGCGGAAACGAGATCATATTCGACTCCTCGAAACTGACATTCGCATCCATGAAGACGAAGCTCCAGCTCGGCGGACTGGTTGATCGCGGAATAATGTCACCGAATGAGGCCAGGGATGTCTTCAATCTTCCGCCGGTGGATGGCGGCGACGCTCTTCTCCTCAGAAAAGACACAGGACATCTGACCGAAGCTGAAGAAGAAAATGAATAATTGCACCAGTGCAACAAAGGAGGTAACAAATGCCAAACATAGAGATCAAAGGAACCATCGTCGCAAACGAGGACGCATGGATATATGACTGGTTCGGGATCGAATGTACATGCCCAAAGAAGATAAGAGAAGCTCTAGCTGAAAGTGATAAGCCCGTCACCGTGGAAATTAATTCCGGCGGTGGCGATCTTTTTGCCGGAAATGAGATCTACTACATGCTCAGTGAACGCAAGAATGTCACGGTCGACATCGTAGGTCTGTGCGCGAGCGCAGCTACAATCGCCGCTTGTGGCGGAGTTCACATCAGAGCAATTCCCGGAATGCAATACATGATCCATAACGTATCATGCGGCGCATACGGAGATTACAACGAGATGGATCATACATCAGACGTGCTGAAAAATGCAAATGTATCCGTCTCGAACATCTACCAGCAGAGGACAGGCATGTCCGAGAAGGAACTCCTCAAGCTTATGAATGAGGAGACCTGGATGGATGCAAAACGTGCGAAAGAGCTCAAATTCATCGATGAAATCATCGGAGAAAACAAGAAAAAGACGCTCAACAACGCATTTTGTCAGATCCTCTCCGACGAAGTGAAGGACAGGATCCGCAACACGGTTTCAAATCCTGAAGAACTGAGGGATTTTGAAATAAAACAGAAACAATTAACACTACTCAAACTCAAAGGAGGACTGAACAAATGAAGTTCAAAGATCATGCCGACTACATGGCACAGAGAAACGCTCTCCTGAACGAGGCCGAAACACTTCTTCAGGATGGCAACACGGAACAGTATGACGCAAAGGTTGCAGAGATCAACGCTCTCGACGCGGCATACGAGGAATTTGCGCAGAAGCAGGCCGATCTCGCAGCCATGCGCGGCGCAGTGAAGGCTCCCATCTCAACAAACGAGGTCAACAGAGTTGTTGATTCCATCATGGAACAGGACAACGATCTTGAGTACAGGAAAGCCTTCATGAACTATGTGCTGAAGGGCACACCCATCAAGATGTCAAACAGCCCCGAGACCACAACTACTGGTGATGTCGGTGCAGTTATTCCGACAACGATCGTTAACAAGATCGTAGAGAAGATCGAGAAGACCGGCAACATCCTCAACCTTGTAACACGTACATATTACAAGGGCGGCGTTGTAGTTCCTACGTCTTCAGCAAAACCTACCGCTGAATGGGTAGCTGAGCGCGGCACAACCGACACTCAGAAGAAGGCACTCGGATCAGTTACTTTTGCTTACAACAAGTTGAAAGTACAGGTTGCTGTTTCTCTTGAAGTGGATAACGTAACGCTTGAGATCTTCGAGCAGACCCTTATCCGTCAGGTATCAGAGGCTATGGCCAGAGCTCTTGACGCAGCCATCATCAATGGCCGTGGCACAACCACATATCATGAGCCTCTCGGAATACTTGCTGAGACTCCTGCAAGCGGACAGGCTATCGAAGTAAACGAGAGCACAGCCCTCGCATATAGCGATCTTATCGCAATGGAAGCAGCTCTTCCTGAAGGATATGATGACGCTATCTACGTAATGAACAAGAAGACCTTCGTGAGCCAGGTGCTCGGAATGGTTGACACAACGAAGCAGCCAATCGCAAGGGTTGACTCCGGCATAGACGGCAAGCCTGCATATACGCTCTTCGGCCGTCACGTAGAGTTCACATCACAGCTTCCTGCATACACAGCCGGCACGGTATCAGCTGACACTGTTATCGCGTTCCTGTTTAGGATGGAAGACTACATGCTGAACACAAACATGCAGCCTACGATCAGCAAATATACGGATCAGGATACTGACGACGAAGTAACGAAGTGCATCATGCTCGCTGACGGTAAAGTCGTAGACAAGAACAGCCTCGTCACGCTGACGGTAAAAAACGGCTGAACGCTGTAAGCCCGTCCACAGCTACGTTTGACAAAAATACCGAAGCAGCGGGATATGCGAACGTAGTGCTTACAGCGACGAGTGGAGTCGGCGCAACGGTCAGCAAGCTGTATCTTGGCGAGACTGAGGTTCCGAAGGGCTCAGGCGGTGCAAACTGGTCTGTATCGGATGGAACGATCACGATCAAGAAGAACTATTTGTCAAACCTTGATGACGGCGACGCTGTATTTACCGTTAAATTCACAAAAGACAATGACGCGAATGTCACGATCACTGTTTCGGATTCGACGCCGCAGAACTCGATCAGCCCGGACACGGCAACATTCGACCTGAACACTTCAGGCGCGAACTATGACGATATCGAGCTGGAGGCTACCAGCTTATGTGATGCGTCAGTAAGCAAGCTGTTTATCGGAACGACCGAGATTGAAAAAGGCGAAAGTGATGCGAACTGGTCAGAGAGTGAAGGAACGATCGTCCTGAAGAAAGAATATCTTTCGACTCTTTCAACAGGTGATGCAACATTCACTTTCAAATTCACGGCAAGCAATGATGTCAACGTAACGGTCACAGTAGAGGATACAACGTGAGGAGATGAGCGGTTATGATGAAACTTTTACAGCAGGTCAAAACTGCAATGAGGATAAGTCACGACCAGCTCGACGTAGCGTTCGAATCGGATATTCAGACGGCAGCCCTCGAGCTATATCGCTCGGGGGTTCAGCCGTATGTCACGGATCAGTCCGGGCAGATCGTTATCGTTGACGGAGAACGGCAGATAATAGACGACGAACTCATTCACAAAGCCATAGAACTGTACTGCAAGGCTCAAGCCGATTACAACGGCAAGGGAGAGCAGCTGCAGCAGGCTTTTCAGAAACTAAGTGATTCACTTGCATTGTGCGGGGATTACGTACTGGTAAAGTAATATGTTCAATTCAATCATCACTCTGATCAAGACGGTCCCAAACGGGACCGTCGATTCATATGGTGATCCGGCAGACGCAGTGATCGAGCGGGATCTGTTCTGCGCGATCCTGTCTATCGGACAGACGGAGTTTTACCAGGCTCAGACTATTGGCATTAAACCGCAGCTTAAAGCGGTTATTTCGGACTACCTCGATTATCACGACGAAGAGGAGGCTGTTGTTGACGGGATCCGTTACAAGGTGCTCCGCACTTACCGGGAGATGTCGAACGAGCTTGAAATAACCCTATATGGAGGTGTACGCCATGCCGATGCCTAAATCAGTCACTCGTCAGATCGGAGACAGCGGTCTCAAGATCATCGACAGCGTGGACAAATGCCAGTATACGATCAACGAACTCTGCAGAGCAGCTTTGAGGGATGTTGGTAAGTATGTAGTCATCACAACAAACAAGAAGGCTCAGAAGCTTCCCGGAATGTCGAAAAGCAAACGTGTCAGAGGCACAAAGCACGCTTTTCAATATTGGGTAAGGAAAAACGTCGGACTGTCTGACTGGCCGGATCTTCAGGTCGGAGCCAGGCATGACACATGGTACGGCGTCAACCAGGAACTCGGGACAAACCGCATGAAGAAAAAAGGCTTTCTTATGGCTGCAGTTTCCGAGAATATCCCGAATATCATCAAGATCGAATCACAATATCTCTCTGCTTTGAACGACGAAGCAGTAGCGCTCTCAAAGATCAACGAGAGCGAATACACGGGACAGGAGGATGATGATTTTGCGCTTACTTAAGGACGAACTCGAAGAGTATCTCGGGGCGTACTACATGGAAGCTCCTGAACACGCGAAATATCCGTATGCCGTGTTTGAATTGAACCGGTTATCGGAGAATGACGAACGTCAGGCGATCATCCTCGAGATCAATGTATGGGATAAACACAAGTATTATTCCCGGGCAGAAGAAATGATGGATACCATCGAAGGACTGCTTCACGGGACTTATGAACTATCAAACAGTGACATCTTTTATTGCTTTAACGGAGCGCGTCAGCCGGTCCCGGATGACGACAAGCAGATAAAGCGGATAAGAGAACAATTTGAACTTTACTATTACGAAAGGTAGGTACAAAAAATGAGAAAGTACAGCGGTTTTACAACCGAAACGGCAAAAAGCTTACTGCTTAATGCCGGTGCATTTTTCAAAAATTTCGATCCTGCAACAGATACTTATGACAGTGCGGTTGCAGCGGGCAAGCTGATCGGTGCCACAAAGGGCGGCGGAGAGTTCTCCGCAGTTCCGGAAGTTCGTCAAATTGAAGTCGACGGAGTGTCAGGACGCGCGAAGGGACTCGAAATCATCGATTCATGGGAAGTCTATCTGAAGGCAACCGTACTCGAGATCAAGAAGAACACCATTGCTAACGGCCTCGCCGCTTCAGCAGTTGATACGACCACATCAGACGACTACGACATCATCAAGGCCGGCCAGACACTCGAGCTGAGCGATTACATTGACAATGTTGCTTGGGTTGGAACACTTTCCGGATCCAATAAGCCTGTAATCATCGTAGTTAAGAATGCTGTCAATACCGACGGACTCACACTCACAGTAGAGGATAAGAACGAAGCTTCTATCCCGATGACATTCTACGGCCACTATGAGCAGGACGACCTTGAGAATCCTCCGTTCGAGATCTACTATCCGAAGGATACTGGCTTCTACGGAGTCAAGGTTACAACCAACGGACACGGCGACGCAGCTGCTACAGTCAACAGCGGAGCAACCGGAACAGTAGTAGGCCTTGCGGCTGAACCTCACACCGGTTACGAGTTCGACAAATGGACAGTCATCAAGGGCGGCGTGTCAATCGTCGATAACGAGTTCACGATCGGAACAGCAAATGTTGTGATCAGAGCGGACTTTGTAGCAACATCATAAAATAACATCAAGGAGGCAGAAAATGAGAAAAATCAAGACAAAGGACGTGTTCAAACTGGCACGTCTCATAAAAATATCAGGAACTAAAGAAGAGTTGACCGAGATCTTAGGGGCATCCAAATCACAGGATGCCTCAGAGATCGGATTAAAAGCTATCATGACCTTAATAACCGCGTGCGGCGAAGAAGAGACCGAGAAGGGAATATATGAGCTTCTCGCAGATATCGCCGAGAAGAAACCGACGGATATTGAGAACATGGAGCTCGAAGAGCTCTCGACGTTTCTGAAAGAAATATCTGAACAGAACAACTTATCAAATTTTTTCGATACGGCGGTCAAGTCAGCCTAGAGCTGTTTGATCTGCTGTATTCACGCTATGGCGCAGGCGCAAAGGATATTCTTGAACTCCCTTTTGAGGAGGGCATGGATATCCTTTTTGTTGCGCGCAGACAAAGCAATGAAGATCGTTTGTTCCTGAGGTGGTGCACTTCACTGGCCGAGATGTCGTTCGAAGAATACAAGGAAAAAGTCGGCTGGTACAACCTCATCAGAAAAGAACAGACGAAACAGGTAAATCCCCATGAAAACGAACAAACGGAAGAAGAAATTCTTGCCGGTGTGAAAAATATATTAGGTTAACGCTTATGGAAATATTCAAGCTGTATGGCTCCGTCTTAATTGATACTGAAAAAGCTATGTCATCCATGCAAAAACTTGTTGGAGAAGCTGACAAATTCGGCTCAACTATCGGCAACAAGTTCAAGGATATCGGCAACAAATTGACAGGTATCGGAGACAAATTGACATCAGCCGGAGCGAAGATGACGGCAACTATCACCGTCCCTCTGGCCGCTATCGGGAAACAGGCTCTCGACACAGCAGGCGATGTCGATAAAACCATGCAGCTTGTCAAATCTACAATGGGAGCTACAACAGAACAGGCGAAGAAGCTAGATGAGGCTATAGAAAAAGCAGCCTCTAACTCTACTTTGAAGGTCGGCGACGCAGCGAATGCCATGCTCAATTTTGCAAGGCAGGGCTTCACAGCTGAAGAGGCGATCAACCTGCTCGAACCGGCAATGGCTCTCGCTGTCGGTACAGGAACAGATCTCGACACGGTATCATCCGGTCTTGGTAACACATTAAAAGCCTTTCAAATATCAGCAAAAGACTCGACAAAAGTCACTGATCTGTTGGCAAAAGCACAGGCATCAGCCAATACAACGACAAGCGGACTGCTTGACGCTATATCGATTGCAGGTCCGATCTTTAAGACTGCCGGATGGGATCTCGATGATCTGGCTACGGCCACAGGTATATTCGGAGATCACTCCATAGAAGCTTCGGAAGGCGCTAACGCGCTCAAAACAGGTATAGCGCGCCTGCTAGCTCCGACGGGCGATAAAGCCATAGGATGGATGAAAGATCTCGGCCTCATGACTGAAGATAATAAGAATCAGTTCATTAATGCCGATGGAACCGTCAAGGATTTCAGAACAACTCTCGAGATGTTGCAGGAAGCCTTCGGAAAACTGACCGATGCCGAAAGACTGCAGGCAGCGGAAGCTATCTTTGGAAAGATGCAGATGTCAAGATGGCTCGTACTTATCGAGGGAGGAGCTGAAGCATTCGACACGCTGAATCAGAAGATCATTGAGAACGCAGGCTACAGCCAGCAGCTGTCGGATGCTCTTATGAACGGACTGGGAGGAGCTATCGAGAGACTGAAAGCCTCATTTGATGTATTTCTGAAAAACGTCGGGGATTCGCTTGGAAGAGTGCTTGCGCCACTTATCAAATATATCACAGAACTACTCGACAAATTCAACTCACTCGACGAAAAAACGCAGGATCAGATTGTTAAGATCGGGCTCATAGTGGCCGCAGTAGGTCCGCTGCTCATGATTTTGGGTACGTTGTGCGGAGCTCTCGGAAATATTATCTCATTCGCAGGCACAATCATTAACCTGATCAGCGCCGTTCCGGGAAAGATCAGCGCGATCGTGGGAGCGCTGGGAAAAATCCCCGAAATACTTTCGACGATATGGTCAGTCATAACAAGTACATTCGGCGGAATAGTTGCGATTATAAGCGGCGCGATCATGGCAGTGAAAAACTTCATCGACATGTGGAAGAACGGCTGGGACATCATAAAAGCGATCCTGGAAGCTCTTGGCATAGCACTTGTGGCTGTAGGAGCGATCATTCTTGGCGCTCCGGCACTTATCACGGCAGTTATAGCAGCAATCGTATACGCTATCTCGCAGCTGGTCATTGTAATACATGACAACTGGGATGCAATCTGTCAATGGTTCTCGGAGGCGATCGAATCGATCAAGATGTGGTGGAACGATCTGGTTACTACCATGCAGATGAAATGGCAGGAATTCACAGACTGGTGCGCTACGACCTGGGAAGGCATCAAAACAGCCTTTATCGAGACGTGGACAGCGATCCAGGAGTTCTTCATAGAAATATGGACGGGAATATCCGAGTTTTTCGTTGAGATATGGACCGGGATCCATGACTTCTTTATTGAGGTATGGGAGAGTATCCGGGAGTTCTTTATGGAACTGTGGGATTCCTTTATCGAGAAGGTTCAGGAATGCATCGACGCGTTAATCGAGATAATCACAGGAATGTGGGACAGAGCGAAAGAATGGTTCGAAAGCGTAAAAGAAACCATCTCGGAGCTCATAGATGCCATAGTAGACTTTTTCAAGGATATGTGGGATCGCGCCTTGAAGTGGTTCGATGATGTCAAGTCCACAGTATCTGATTTTCTTCAGGCCGTACGTGACAAGATACAGGAAGGTATCGACTGGATCAGCGAGAAAGCCCGCGATTTTATTGAAAGAGCAAAGCGAGCCATAGAGGAATTTTTCGAACATATTGTCAAAAAAGTACAGGAATTCAAAGAGAAGATCACAAACGCGATCTCGGAGCTTTTTGAAAAAATAAAGTCAAAGATTGAAGAAACATTTGACTGGATAAAGAGCACTGTCAGAGATTTTTTCGAAAGAGCAAAACAGGCAGTCGAGGAATTCTTCGGCCATGTATTTGACAAGGTAAAAGAATTTAAAGACAAGGTCATTGATACGCTCCAGGAACTGTTCGACAAAGCGAAGCAGAAGTTCGAAGAAACGATCAAAATGATCCGTGATAAGATCGAGGAAATCGCCCAGACTGTCAAGGAAAAGATTGAGAATATCATAGAAACGGTCAAAAACTACCTTGAAATGATCCGAGACACGGCGAAACAGAAGATTGAAGAAATCTACGAGACGATCAAAGAAGGTATAGACAGGCTCATCGAGGGCATCGTCGAGTTTTGCCAGAAAATTATCGATAATATAGTCCAGCTTGCAGAAGACATCGCCACATCAGTAGGTGATTTTGTAGAGGGCATGGTCGACACGATACTCGGATTCGGTGATTCACTTTGGGAGGCCGGGAAAGAGCTTCTTGAGCAGTTCTGGGAAGGTCTGAAGAGCGTCTGGGAGGCTGTTGTCGCATGGGTCGAAGACAAGTTCGGTTCGATCGTCGGAAAAGTGCAGGATATAGTCGACAGAGTCAAATCGGCAGCTGACAGCGTGACCGGCGGCATGGTGAGTATGGTATCGAATGCGGTATCATCAGTCAGATCAACCTGGAGTTCCGTCACAGGATCTTCTTCGACAAAGAAGAGCAACAACACAAAGACGTCAAACAACAAAAGAGCTGTCAACGGCTATCATGCAGACGGACTCGATTATGTTCCGTTTGACGGATATATCGCCGGACTGCATAAGGGCGAGAGAGTCCTTACGGCTGAAGAAAACAAGGTATATTCCGGCGGTGATGTAGTGAAGGCAATAGACAACCTCACTTCATTAGTGGCCAAAGAGATGGCCATGCAGCAACAGATCCTGAACAACCTCAATTTTGAAGTTAACGGCAGGGAGTTCGCAAGGCTCGTGAAGGCGGTAGAGTAATATGCTTGAAACACTCAGATATGTTAACCATATAAACGAAGAGCTGAAATTCGGAACCGGCGGCGTGTTCGTTAATTACAACGAACTACATGATTACCTCTGGAAATACCAGGTCCGCGGCGACAAAATATCCTATCTGTATCGCGGAGTAGTCGAGAAGGTTGTTCCGGTGGTTATCGCCTGCCAGGATCCGGACAGAGGCATTCAAATTATTAATCAGCTGATGGAATACACGGAGCGGGATATTCTCGTTAAATCTCCGGGAAGGATTTACATCGGCGAATATTATCTTGACTGCTATGTGATTGGTTCTACTAAAGGTGATTATCTTGCAAAACGCGGATACTTAAGAGCAGAGCTTAGGGTACTGACCGATCAAGCTGCCTGGATAAAAGAAACAAAGTTCACATTCAGTAACTCTTCCGGAGGCGGTCAGGCCGGCGGGCAGGGCCTGGATTATAACTTTGACTATCCGATTGATTACATGAATCCGTATACCAGTAGAACGGTAAACAATACAGGTTTTGTCGGATCCGATTTCAGAATGGTCATATACGGACCATGCGAGAATCCTCATGTCGCAGTCGGTGAACATGCTTACGAAGTAGACTGCGGAGAGATAGCGGCTCATGAATATCTGACCATAGACAGTAAAAAGAAGACCATAATCCTGACACATGCAAACGGATCAAAAACAAACGTCTTTAAGTACCGATACAGGGACAGCTACATATTCGAGAAGATGCCGAGCGGTGAAACACAGGTAACATGGGACGGCAACATGATTTTCGATATAACCCTGTACGAAGAGAGAAGCGAGCCGAAGTGGACAGAGACGGTTCCGAGCTCTGCAGGAAATCAGGACTCACCGGGAGCAGGAAAGTATGTCGCGGGTCCGGGCATCGACATCACTGCAAACGTTATCTCTGTGAAGACATCAGTGCTTAACGAGATCAGCGATGCAACAGCTGCAATCGGAACACTTCGGAACCTGACTACAGACGATAAGTCAAACCTTGTCGGAGCAGTCAACGAAGTGAACGAACCGGGTATTTACGTAGACGAGGATGGATACTTATGTCAGAAAACTTGATATACGCGGATGAAAACCGGGAGGATGTCGGCGTCCTGATGGACTATCAGTTCGATCTGGCCTTCGGGACGTCGGAAAACGACTTCGAGCTTCAGGTATCCATAGATGATCATGTACTACAGGAAGACTACTGGATTTACATCGAGGGCACGGAGTACGGTGGCATTGTGGACGACATCGCAGTCAATACGGAGACAAAGACTGTCACGTACAAAGGCCGAACATTCCACGGGATCATCGCCAGTAAGATTGTGTGTCCGGATTCCGGTCAGGACTACTATATCATCACGAATAAAGATGCGAACGCAGCGCTCGCGACGCTGATAACCCGGCTCGGGCTGGGAGATCTGTTTGCAGCGTCAACCGACAGCTCCGGGATAACTATTACGAGGTATCAGTTTTATAGATATATCGACGGTTATGGAGGCATGCGTAAAATGCTCAACAAGTTCGGCGCGAAGCTGCATATGGAGTGGCACGAAGAACAGGTCATTCTGTCAGCTGTTCCGTATGTATCCTATGACGACGAAGAGCTTGACAGCGATCATGTTAATTTTGCGATCAATCAGGTTTTTAACCCGGTCAATCACATGATCTGTCTTGGGCGCGGAGAGCTCAAAGACAGAATGGTTGTTCATCTATACTGCGATGAAGACGGAGATATCTCTCAGACACAAACCTTCACAGGACTGGAAGAGAGATGTGAGGTACTTGATTATCCGAACGCGGAGAGCGAAGAGGAGCTTGTCACGGAAGGAGAATCAAGACTTAAAGCGGCATGGAACGCTTCTCTTGTAGATATAAGACTCGATGATGAATATACCTTCGATATCGGAGACGTGATCACGGTCTCGGAAATAGTGACAGGCGTGCACCTGACACGCTCGATCACGAAGAAGATCGTCACGATAGACAAAAATGTGTTCAGGTGTCAATACGAAGTAGGAGAACAATGATATGGCATTACACTTAATCACCGGATATGCGGGAGCCGAGCATGTTCAGGCAGCAGATCAAGGCTCATTCAACATAGCGGCATTCGGAAACGGTCAGTATGTTCTTGATCACGGTTACAAGTTCGCAGCTTCACTTCTTTCCGGGAACACCGTTCAGATCAAGGACGGAGATATGCTCATGCAGGGCCGTCACATCAGACTGGCAGCGGGCACGGTGGAAGAGCTGACCATAGACAACGGCACGCAGGGCATGCAGCGCAAGGATCTCATATGCGCGAGATATACGAAGAATAATTCAACCGGAGTCGAAGTAGCTGCTCTTGTAGTAGTCAAAGGAACGGAAGCCGCAAGCAATCCCTCGGATCCGACGATCAATGAAGGAAATATCACGGATGGAAGCGACCTGATCAATGATTTTCCGTTGTATAGAGTAACATTGAACGGACTCGAACCTACATTATCAGAACCACTGTTCGAGGTACACAAAAAGGTCGAGGATGCTCTTGAAGCACTGGACGATATTGATGAAGTGAAAGCGCAGCAGGCGAAGGATTTTATACTCTGCAACAAGCAGGCACTGACATTCTCCTCGAATATATGCACGATCCAGGACGCGAGGATAACAGCAGACTCTCTCGCAGATGTTTATTTCACATCAGCCTGTTTTACAGCAGCTCAGAAGGCATCTGTTTCGGTTGAAACATCTGCCGGAGCTGTTACGTTAACAGCGGCGAGGACTCCGGAAGCGACATTGACAGCAACTATAAAGATAAGGGTGATCTGATATGAGAGGAAAAACTAATATCGGGGACGGAATGTCCTTGAATGCGAATACAGTTAATAAAACAATCAAATCCGGACAGATTTCAGCCGGGGACTTTGTCGAATACTATTCAGATACTCCGTATATTGAACAATCGAGCGATATCGACTTCGTATTCCCTTTCGGTGATTATTCAATAGCACTTACCGGCGGCGTAATCACGGCATTCAAAAACGGAGAGGCTGTAGATTCATACGCGGACTACAACTGCCAATATATCGGGAAAGACGATAATGATAATTATATAGTATTTCATGACAATTCAGCAGGTATTCTGGGCGTGCTTGCCATAGACGATGACGAGTTCGAACTGGTGAATACATTGCAAACATCAGATACTACAGCCGCAAGGACATATATAACAATCGGCGGAGGAAAAGTATGCTATACAAAAAGACGTTATATAGATTCATCACACGATTATATTGATATAGGGGTTGCGAGTATATCGGCGGCCGGAGTGCTATCTGGTTTTAATCTTACATCAGTAACTGAAGATAGTTCACACAAAATGGCTTCATCAAATAGTTTCGGCTTCATCGGATACTCTAGCGGATTTCACTTTGTATATGCGGATTACGAGACCTCCAATTTTAAATATATCGCCCATATTGAAATAGGCTCAAATAATACGGCATCGATATCCTCATATACCAGTTTAGCAACACTATCTAAAAGGAGTCCGCGATTAATATATAAAAAAGGCAATATTGCTGTAATAACAAGTAGAGATAGTTCAAGCGGTTATCAGGGATATATACATATACTCAACTTCGTAACGGGTAACATCACGGACAAAACAATCGCTGATTATGGAGAAATATATTCCTTCATTAATGAAGGCAAATTCCTCGCATCCGGCAAAGGCATTTTTACAATTAGATACAGTAATGGCTCATACACAACTTATATAGTATACAAACTCAAACTGTATGAATTCAATGAGAACACATATGAAATTTCATTAATCGATGAAATAGTATTGAATGATAATTACAGCGGTTATCCGCAAAACTTTCCGTTTAATTGTTTCAGCCTGGCTATAGATAAAAATGTTGCCGGAATAGATAACAACAATATCTATGCTCAAATAAAGGGGATAATTACCGGGATGAATGGCAGCACGCACGCCCTTATTTATCAATGGTCAAAAAATCTCTATTTGTATGAAATTATTAACGGAAGTTTGCAGGAATTAACGGATCATGATTTCGTCAGACCATATCAGGCCGGCAACCCGATCGGAGTAGCGAAGATAAGCGGAAACACAAACGATGTTATCCCTGTATACATCCCTACACCGGCAGTATAAAAGGAGGTATCACATGAGCAAGATCACACGAGGCACTACGCCGTCAATTACATTCAAGATAACCTCCGATATTGATCTCACGACTCTGACCGAGATATGGCTCACGGTAGCAGATGAGCTCACCGACGCGGAGAAGACTTTTTATCTGTCAAAGAACGAGGTCGCGGTCGACAGCGAAACGAAGACAATATCCGCGACGCTCTCGCAGGAAGATACGCTGTCCTTCAAGTCAAAGACAGTACAGGTTCAGATCCGGGCAAAAGATAACAGTGATCTGACATATGCAACCGAGATCATATCCCTGTCGCTCTCACAGATCCTTAAAGGCGGGGTGATCGAATGATAAACACAGCTTGCGAGATGTCCTCTGCACTGACAGCCGATGGAATGATCATTCCGGGTAGCCTGACAGCCGGGAACGTAACTCTCGAAGGTGAATTCAACGCATCTACGGGCGACCAGCTCCCGAGCACACTGTCTGTCAGAGACAATGTCATTCAGGGAGGACTCTCACCGGGAGATATCCTCCTGGAAGGACAGTTCGATGTAAACCCGGACGGCCGGCTCCCGAATTACACGGGAGACTACACGGCCATCCCGAAGACATACGAACAGACGCTGGCCACAAAGAATAAATCCATGACAGGCGATGTTGTTATTGAAGAGATCCCATTTTCCGAAGTGAGCAATCCCTCGGGAGGGAACACGGTCAACATTGCTTACATTCCATAGGAGGTTAAAATGGCAAATAATCCATATGTAAACAAAGTCATATACGGGAGCGAAACGCTTATTGATCTGACCGGTGATGATGTTACAAGATCAGACGTACTGGCAGGCATCAAGTTTCATCTTCCGAGCGGAGAAGATACCGAAGGAACCTGTACCTACGATGCTGACACATCTGATGCGACGGCAACTGCCGCAGAGATCCTGGACACAAAGACAGCATATAAGAACGGATCAAGGCTTGTCGGCTCTATGCCGAACCGCGGAGCAGTAACTCTGGAAATCGACAATCTGTCAAGCAAGTCGATACAAAACGGATATCATGACGGATCCGGAACCGCCGCGATCAAATCGTCAGAAGCGGCGAAGATCATTCCGGGAAACATCAAGGACGGGATTCAGATCCTCGGAGTCACCGGATCCTACACCGGCGAAGGCGTAACGGCGCAGACAAAGAGCGTAACACCTTATACCACGGCTCAGGAGATCCTTCCGGATCAAGGATATGACTATCTGGCCGAAGTTGATATTGCAGCGATCGCATACGTCGAAACAGACAACGCAGCCGGAGGCAAGACCGCGACGATCGGAACGGTAGCGCCATCATAAATGAAAAGAGGTAGAAAATGGCAAACAATCCATATGTAAACAAGGTTCAGTTCGGCAGTGATACGCTCATCGATCTGACAAGCGATACGGTCTCCCCTGAAAAAGTTCTTCAAGGGGAGACTTTTCATGATAGATCAGGGGCTCCACAGCAGGGCGCACTGATAACTCATAACGTCATAGATTCATTAGACAGTACAAGCTCGACGGATGCTTTATCTGCAGCAAAAGGGAAAGAACTGAACGATCAGTTCACAGCACTGGGACTATACGTCGATAGTGACGGATACCTATGTCAAACAATAAACAGCTAGGAGGAAATACAAATGGCAGCAAATGAAAGAATAATCACTGACGCTACGGCGCAGACAATAAGAAACGCAATCGATCAACTTACACTCGCCCTGGGAGGAGAACCGGAGGGCCCGCTGGCATCCTATGAGGCGAACGTGCTACCTGTAAGAAAAAAAGATATCACAAACGACTTTTTCAACGGAGATCTCAGGAGCGAGATCGCGGCAGGAAACTTCGCTCATGTTCGCCCGGGCGACTACATTATCGGACCGTCCTCCGGAACGACATACTATGTCGCGTGCTGTGACTGGATGTATGGCAAAGGCGACCAGACTAACGCAGCAGCTCAAGCAGGAGCATACGGAACACACCATCTCGGTTTGATGGTATATAAACATAACGGATCCACGAGAATGTGGTGCGGATATACTAATGCCGACAGAACGGCAAAAGTCTCCGCGAATGATAAAGGAGCTTGCCCCTGGAATGCAGCAGCCGATGTTGATCCGACCGACACCGAAGCTGCAGGACAGAACAACACAAATATTTCAAGGACATATAACGGCGCAAGCAAATCAGCGTATCTCGGCAGTTTTATCCGTGAAAGAATTGACGCAATCATCCTTGAAGAAGACTTCAAGGCGGATTTTGGCAGTGCCAATGTTCTGAAGTTCAGAAACTGGTTATCAAAGTCAATAAACACAAACGCGGTCAGCGGAGGATATACTGGATGGACCGGAGCGGCAAGTGGTAACGACTGGGTTGACAGGTATATAGATCTTCCGAGTGAAGTCGAGGTTTACGGAGCAAGGATAGTATCAAGTGCGCATTATGACGTAGGAGTTCAGTGCGAGCAACTTCCGCTTTTCAGGAACGCTGGAATATATGATTTCTTCCCGAGGATGCCGTTCTGGCTGAAAGCTGTCGCCGGCTCCACGGTTGCGTGCTTTCGGAGCGGCAACGGCTTTGCGGGCAGCGACAGCGCGGGCTATGCTTTTTGGGCGTGCCCGCTTGCTTGCATTAAATAAGTATCCGCGCCCTATATGGGTGCGGTGAGGGAAATTATGAGCAACTTACATGCATCGGAAGTAAGACCAACAAAAGACGATTACTTCGACAATTTCATAGATCTGAAGGCAAAAGTATTCACATACATAAGCCAGGATTTCGGACCTTCGAAAAGAACACTCTCAGATGGAAGTCGTAATGAACTGTACTGGGAGTATAAAAGGATCCGGAACAGGATCGACGATACGATGGCCGACGTACTGGTTTGTATCGTGCACGCGAGAACCATATGGATAACCAGTCTATACGATTACAACGAGCGGAGAAGATACATCAGTAAAGCAATCGGTGATTGCGAAATTGTTATTCAGGAGATACAGTTCGCGATAAGAACGCTCGATATCAAGACTTCGAAATATATAAATCTGATCAAAGATTTCGAGGTTCAGATTTCAAAGCTTCGAAACTGGAGGACATCGGATAATGCCATCAAAAACCGACTAATGAAGGGAAAATAGGGTCGCTTCTATATGTCGCCAGCTCCACGAATGCGTGCAATCGGAACAACAACGGCAATGCGAACAACAACAGCGCGAGCAATGCTAATTGGGCGTGCCCGATTACTTGAAAGATAGAGCCGGAAGCTAAGTGCGGAAGGCCTTTTATATCGATCAAGCAAGGAGAGGCGATCCTTCCGAAAGGTAAATTATTGATGAGGACACATCCTGTTACGACAGCCGATGTTATAAGTCGCATTGAGTTATGAGTTTATTAGATACCTGCTTTTCCGCTGAACATCTTCATGAATCATTCATGGAGATCAGAAAAAGCATTCATTTTAAGTACAATGTTCAAAATTATAGAATCAACGAATTACAGGAAATCCTGAAATTTCAAAGCGCATACGAGAACGGCGAGTTCGCATTTTCAAAAAGCCGGCCGTTCAGGATGCGTGAAAGAGGACACGAGAGGCTGATTCATCCGATCATTTTCCGGGATAGAGTTGTAATACATGCATTCTGCAAGTATGTATTGATCCCGAAGCTCTTGCCATATTTGATTTATGACAACTGTGCGAGCTTGGAAGGAAAAGGGATAGAAAAAGCACAGGATCGATTCAGAGTACATCTGAAGAAGTTTTTCTTCAAGAATAAGACAAATGAAGGTTATATCCTTCAGATAGATTGTCGGAAGTATTTCGATAATCTCAGGCATGACGTGATTATCGAGACAATGAGCGAAAAACTCACAGAAGAAGAACTCAATTTCTTGAAACTGATTCTCAAAGAGAACGAGATCGATGTCTCCGGGATGACAGACCAGGAGGCGGACAGATGCATGAACGGATTATTTGATTCGCTGGACTACGCCTCTAAATATTATCCTCAATCCGGCGAGAGAATGTTGCCGAAATCAATCGGCATAGGAAGCGAAGCTTCACAGACAATCGGACTGTATTACCTACGGAGAATCGATAATTACATCAAAATCGTAAAAGGATTCAAATACTATGCGCGTTACATGGATGATTCATATGTAATCCATAAAGATAAGCAGGTCCTGAAGGAATTACTCGAGGAATTGAAGATTCTATATAAAGAGATCGGTCTCGAAGTGAACGAGAAGAAAACGCAGATATTCAGAATTGACAGACCTGTCACATTCCTTAAAACGATCTATATCCTGACTGACACCGGTAAGGTTATCATGCGCAAGCATAAGGATACATTTCACCGGGAGAGGATAAAACTGAAGAAGCTTAAGAAAAAGGCAGAAGCAGGCGAGATCACCTACAAATCGATAGAAGAGCAGTACAGAAGCTGGAGAGGTACGATCATGCGAAAAAGAAAAGGAACGAAGAAATTAATGTATAAAAACCAAAAACAGATCGCATCGATGGATAAGCTCTATAATGAGCTTTTTATTTTGCCATTTATACGAGGTGAGAGACCATGATCTTCCAGACACTAGCAGAAAAGCAGGCGCAGATCATCGAAGAGATGGGAAAACTCTGCAGACAGCTCATTGATGAACTTTCACAATACAAAAACATCGACGAAGAAGAACAAAGATTAAAGGAATTGGAGGGGAACGCCATTGAATACAATAATCCTTGAAGTCAGCGAAAATATAACAATAGCACTTATCACGGGAGCTGTAGGTATTCTGACATCACTAATCGGAGCGATCGGAGCGTTTCAAATATCGGCAAAAAAAGACCGCGATAAACAACGGGAAGATCTCAAGGCCGAGCTCATCAAATACCATGAGAAGAACCGGGAGGAAATCAAAAAGATTCAGGAAGGTGATTTGAAAGAAATTCGAGAAGATGTTACATCGATGGGAGCCAACTTGCAACAGAAAATAGCTATCATCGAAATGGAATTAGGCCATACACGAAATGATATAACTACTTTATCTGCACGGGTAGAAAAGCACAACAACGTCATCGAACGCACATACCGGCTAGAGGAAACAGATAAGCTGCTCGACGAAAAAATCAAGGTAGCAAATCATCGTATAGACGATCTGGAGAAAAAGGCATGAAAAAAATAAATACACTCGACAAGGTGCTGATCATTTTGGCATCTTTTTTGTTTCTCTTTATTACATCGACCGTGATCATATACACGGTCAAGGGCTGGCGGTATGACACGCTCATAACTTGTGTAATGGGCGGTGGAGGCGCCGAAGTATTAGCGACGGCAATCATACAGATAGCGAAATACAAGCACAAAGACAAGGAGGTAGAAGATGGATCCGAAAACATTATCAACGATAACTGAGCTCACGATTACACTGATAGTTCTGATTGTGAGCGCCTATGTAGTGCCTTGGCTGAAGACCAAGATTAAATCAGACAAGCTTGAACAGGTCGAGAAAGTATGCCAGAAAGCCGTGAGAGCGGCAGAACAGTTATACGCTCCCGCTGAGTGGTCAGAGAAAAAGACATATGTCCGGGAACTGGTCGTTAATTACGCAGCGAAACATAACATTGATCTGAATATGGTCGAGATAGACGCGATCATCGAAGGAGTTGTCAACTACGTAAAGCATAACAAGATCGGAGGACAGGCAGATGCATAGCAGGCAGGCGATACTTGATGTCATGAGGTCATGGGTCGGATGTCACGAAGGCGACGCGACTCATAAACATATTATTGATACATACAATTCCCATAAGCCTCTCGCTGTGGGCTATAAAGTGAAATACACGGACGACTGGTGCGCGACTACCGTGTCAGCAGCTGCCATTGAGTGTGGATATACGGATATTATCCCGACGGAATGCGGCTGCGAGAGAATGGTCAAGCTCGCCATCAAAATAGGAATATGGGTCGAGGATGACAGCTACGTTCCTATGCCGGCAGACATCATCATGTACGACTGGGATGATTCCGGCAAGGGTGACAATAGAGGCTGGTCAGACCATACCGGATACGTCGAAGAAGTTAAGGACGGATTTATTACCGCGATCGAAGGAAATAAAAGCGACGGAGTAAACCGCCGCAGGATCCCTCTGAATGGCAAATATATCAGAGGCTTCATAGCTCCGAAGTATGACGATGTTCCTGCTTCGCAGCCGGTACAAACACCGCCGCCCGTACAGAGCGCAGTTAAGAAATATGTATACGGAATAGATCTATCCGAAAATCAGACAGCTGTAGATTTCTCAAAGGTTAAGAATGCCGGGTATGAATTTGTAATCTTAAGATCAATCAAAAGAAACGGTACAACGGATCCCAAGTTCAGCCAGTATCTCACAAATGCCAAGAAGGCCGGGCTCAATGTCGAAGGAGTATACAAACTCAGTTATGCTATGAATCCGCCGGAAGCATTCAATGAAGCCGTAAAGGTAGTCCAGCTCCTGAACAGTTCGAACTGCAGGGATGTCACGATATGGCTCGATCTCGAAAACTACGGCGGACAGCAGGTACTCGGCAAGGTGGCCATCGAAGCAATCGCAAGAGGTTTTCTCGATTATTGCGAAGCTTCCGGCTTCAAAGTCGGGATCTACTGCAACCTCGACTGGTGGAACAACCACATCAGTGATTATCTTAAAAAGAAATACAGATTCTGGATTGCCAGATATGGAAAGAACACTGGAAAGTTGGACGAAGCATATCGTCCAAACATTCCGATGGAGATGTGGCAGTTCACATCTCACGGACAGGTGGACGGAGTGAAAGCTCTTCCGAAGAACTACGTAGATATCAACGTTAAATGCTGATAGCTGCTTTTACATTTTTATTCTCTCTCATGGGCCGTTTGCAATAGCAGGCGGCCCGATTTTTTAAAACAGTGTGCGGTATCGAATGCGGTACAGAGCGCGCAAAGCCGCATTATTGCGCTGTTTATGTTTGCCTTTTAATCAGGTTGTCGGGGGTTCGAATCCCCCGTGTCTCATGTAGCGAAAAGCCTTGATTTTACAGCGATTCAAGGCTTTTTGTTTTTCTCGTTCGCCGTTTATTTTTATACATTTTCGTACATTTTCGTACATATTGATGCGGGATTAGATGCGGGATTTTTTCTCCTGAGCCGCGTTATATGCCTCAATCAATTTCCCTGCCGTTTCAATATCCTTCATATCGACATGAGTATATATATCCGCTGTGATGGATATATTCGCATGTCCCATGAGCCGTTGAGCCGTCCTGACGTCAATCCCGGCGCGACAGAGATCCGTGCAGTAGGTGTGGCGAAGGCAATAAGGGACAAAATCATCCGCCAGGGGCAGAGGAGGGACGAGAGCGTTCCGATAGATCTTACACCCCATTGAAATATTCATATCCCTCTTTAAATGCGCACAGAGGCGGTTATATGAGCTCTCAGAGTGTTTATTACCACTGCGGTTCACACAGACAGGCTCAAACGGCTTGGTTCGCTTTATGACCTCATATACATCGAGCGGGATCGGAACGAACCTGTCAGAGTTCTTTGTTTTGGTTCCCCGGATGTGCAGCAGGCGGTTGCTGTGATCGATATCCCGACCGATCAGATTGACAGCTTCTTCAGGTCTGCATCCGCATTTCAAAATGATAATGAATAACAGATACGTAGGATCCTTCGCATACACCTCAAGAAGATGCTTGCGCTCGTGCTCTGTGATGCTCCGCCGGGATCCTTTCGTATATTCCGGAAGCGATAACCGCACAGCCGGGCTGAATTGTATCAGTCGGTTTTCAACAGCAGTCTGAAAAAGGAAGGACAGCTCCTGCTTCAGCTTGATCAGATGAGAGTACGACATCCCTGCACAGTCATTAAGAATGTTCTGGCATTCAACGGCCCGGACGTCTATGAGAGACTTCTTCCCGATCCGGGGCGATATATACTTCTTATACCGGTTCTTTATATCCTGCAATCCTTGGATATTTGATTTGTACGTATCGAAAGCTTCATCAGCCCACATGTCAACTGTGGTATGCTTGTTGTAAACAATAACGCTGTCCTGTAGTTGCTTCTTTTTGAGAGCTTTTCGCTCATATAGTTCCTCCAGCGTATGAGCATATACTTCATAGCGTTTGCCACGATATGAAAATGAAGTTCTGTATTCGTAATTCATAACGCCTCCGAAATTTTACTATAAATTGCACCGGTGCAACTAATAACCGACTTGATCAGCGGCATATTCAGCTTCCTCTCGCGTATACTGATCTCCGTATTCGGAAGACAGCTGATCGATCAACCCCTCTCTTGAAAAAGATGTCAGATTCAAATAATCTTTCGCCGATTGCACCGCTTGCTCCTTCCAGTCAACCATACCGCGCTGTTCAAGATATGAAACTGCAAATTCTGCATCCTCTCTCGGAAATTTGTCGCCGTATTCAGAAGATAGCTGATCGATAAGTCCTTTCCGGGAGAACGATGTCAATCTCAAATAATCCTCCGCAGATCTCACAGCGTTCTTCTGACTCATAGTCATAGAGTCATCTTCAGAATCTGCTTCCGACTCCGATTCTTTCACTTCTTTTACAGGATTCGAGGCAGCTTCTTCAGCCTGCGCATCCTCTTCAAGCGTCTCTTGAATTATTTTTTCAAGTTCCTTATTTGCAAGGGTATTGTTGGAAGCAGCCGAATTCTGCGACTCACTCGCAGCGGATTCGTCATCCCCTACAACCCGGATCTCGGGAGTAGCTGACGCTTCGCGCTCATCCTTCGAGGATGATTTTTTACCACATCCGACTAAAATGGCACAAACAAAAATAATGAAAATAGTAATTACTTTTTTCATGATAGCCTCCCATTCCATATATTCTGCAGGTTCATTAATCGTCTGATTCACCATACATATATCCGATGGATTTTCCGTAATATTTAGACAGCTGATAAAGCGTCTCAATATGAGGCAAGGCTTTATCAGGCTGCTCCCACGAGGCGACGGTCGTGGGATTAGAGCCGATCTCCTCCGCAAGTTTAGCTTGAGACAATCCTTTTTCTTTGCGACATTCAATTAACCTTTTCCTGATGACTTCTCTTATTTCATAATCTTTCATATTCATGGTCGATTCTCCTTTACACATTGATTATACTACATTTTTCGGAGAATGTACGAAAAAAATGTAGTAAAAATATAAAAATGTATTGACATACGAAAAAATCGTAGTAGAATAAGGAACATGAACTACGAGAATATCGTAGTAGAAAGGAGCGAACATATGGAAGTGGGAAAAAGGATAGGTCAATATCTTCGAGAGAGAGGCATCAAGCAGGCGTTCCTTGTATCTGCAACCGGGATGACTGCTTGCGCAGTATCAGATATATGTAGCGGAGCACGCAAAACCATAGACGTTGTCGAATATTGGAAAATATGCAAAGCGTTAGCTGTTCCTCTCGAAACATTCCTAGAAGAAGCAGCGTAATTTTCGGGAGAATCGACCATAAAGGAGAAGTTTTCATGAAATCAGCATGGTACACATCAAGAAATACAGTAGGCGGCGAATCACTATTCATCGCCATGAGGGACAAGGACATCAACCAGATCAGACATTCGGGCAATGTCGAAACCTACGGGAACTATGAAACTGACAGGGCAAAAGTTGAAGCGATTGTTCGCAAGCTCAACAGCGGCGAGATAATTCCGGAGGGAGAAGAATGAAGATCCGGACCGAAAAGAAAACTTACACCAACATCGCAACCAAAGCGAAGACAAAGCAGGCGATATGTGATCAGCTTTGCAGGACTATCCAGATGACTGAAGCCGGCGATGATCTCGAAGCCCTTCGTTATGATCCGGACAACGAAATAGTTCACGCTGATTTTGCCAACAACTACGATCTTAGACTGATCAATGTAGCCTATGACAGCGGATGGGCCATGATCAAGGATATTGTCAACAATATACACCTGTAGGAGCGGAAATGACAGCGCGAGACATAGAAAACGACATGAAGAAGTCAGTCGGCGGAGCTTCATTCATAACTCCCGGGAAACTGGCTCAATACCTGGGAGACAAAAACCCATCGCGGGTGCGGGAGAAGTATTTATCAGATTTGTCCAGGATCGAGGGCACGAACAAATATTTTATTCCGGAAGTAGCACGACAGATATATTACGCAATAAGTGGCAGATAGAAGACGGGGCGCGGCAACCATAACAATACTTTTTGTAACCCCTTATTAAAGTAAAAAAACTCCCCTCATAAGTGAAATGATTGCGAAACCGGCCGCGCCCTATCTTGTATAGGAGAACTTATGACACCCGAAGGCAAATTCATTTATTCAGTCGATTTTGACGGCACGCTCTCAAACGGCAAGTGGCCGGAAACGGGAGAGCCGAACGTACAGCTGATCAATTATCTGATCCGCCAGCGACTGGATGGCAACAAGATCATACTGAACACGAACAGGACAGGAGAGCTGCTTGATTCCGCGGTAAGGTTCTGCAGGATATACGGCCTCGAGTTCGATTCGGTCAACGAAAATCTTCCGGAGATCGTCGATGCATACGGATCAGACTCCCGGAAGATCTCGGCAGATTTTTACATAGATGACCTGGCAATACACCCGCAGGATTACGACTGGGGATATCTGAACCTGCATAAAAGAAATCTGAAAAAGGGAGGAGGCATATATGAGGGATAAGGTATACAAGCTAGGGGTTATAGTAGCATTTCTCGGGATATCCGGGATTGCCGAAGCGATCACCGGACAAGGATCCGGAACAGCTTCACTGATATTTTTCATCACAGGACTGATTATGTGCACAATGGGATACACCAAAGGAGGAGAGTATGAAAACACTGAACATCTACGAAAAAGGCGATAGCGTTATGGTCAAGGGAATAGTTGCTGAAGCGATCATTGACGACAACGGAACGCACAAGTACAGGGTCAAGGATGATAAGTCGGGACTGATCTTCGGCACCTGGTACACCGGCGAAGAGCTCACGGCACAGACGACCGAAGAAAACTGAAAAAGCCCGCAACCGGGCTCTTAAACACTCGATCACAGATATTAAAGTTAGAGGGAATGAATGTACAAAGTAGACATATACCGGTTCCGTACCAGTACGGAATATGAGTATAAGTTTTGCGGAAACTACGGAGCCAAGGGAGAGAAGCGGCATAAGAAGCAGAAGAGAACGCCGGAGGATATCGAGAGACAGAATCAGTATCAGCGTACCAAAACAGTCAGACATTTGATCAAAGCCAACTTTACCGAGGGAGATTACTGGACAACCCTCACCTTCAAAGACAAGGATGGCCAAACGATCAAAGACATATCGAAGAAGGTATCAAAGTTTCTTGAAAATTTGAGGTACCAGTACAAGAAGGCTGATACACCGTGCAAGTACATCTATCGGATCGAGATCGGATCGAAGGGCGGGATCCATGTTCACATCATCCTGAAGAGGATCCCGGACCTTGACCGGCTCGTTGCGAGATACTGGCCACACGGCAAGACGATCAACGAGCTCCTCGATAACGGAACATATGAGCAGCTTGCCGATTACATTGTGAAGCCTCCGACGGATCAGCAGAAGAAGCTTCTGAAGACCTTCGACGAGGATCCGAAGAAATTGATCCGGTATTCCTGCTCCCGCAACCTTGACAGACCGGTCCCGGAAACAAAGACATACTCACAGCGCACAATGCGCCATGTATTCAATAGCGATCTTACACCCGAGAAGGGTTTTTACATAGACAAGAATTCAATAAGACGAGGAGTGAACGCATTCACAGGAATGGGCTATCTCTACTACCAGGAGATCAAGCTCAGCAGGGAAGAGACCGGTCCACCGGTCAGGATCTGCGAATGTCCGATCTGTCACCAGTTCACACTTGACTTCGTTCAATGCGATTGTCAACTCAAGAAAGGCAGAAAACGTGTACCACGTAAACATTTACGTTGAAACAACAATAAAAGCACCAAACAGGGCAGCAGGCCGCGCTATGTGGCTGATAGAGTTCATAAAAGAGAACAATCCGGCTGATCCTATTGTACGCAAAGGATTCGTTGAATTCGCGGAGACAACAGAGGATCAGATCACACTCACAGCCATGATTAATGCCTTGTCGAGACTTACAAAAAAATGCGAAATCAGCATTTATACAAAGGCTCGGGGCGTATTAGCTACTCTCGATACGCGTAGATTCGAGGGTTGGCAGGCTCAAAAGTGGATCAATTCCTCTCAAAACATGGTAAAAAATGCCGAATTGTGGGAAATCCTCACAGAATTGTTAAAGAATCATTCCTGGACCACCAGTGCAGCAGAGCACTCATTCAAGTCACTTATGGAAACGGAGCTTCGGACATGGCAAAGAGCATAATTCAGGCCAAGACAGGAAAGCTCGACAGGGAATGCTTCTTATGTCGGCTCAATACGACGGCGGAGCTTCCACACACCGGACTTGACAAACATCATTTCATGCATGGGACAGCAAACAGACGGCTTGCCGAAAAATGGGGACTTTGGGGCTATCTGTGCAAATTCCATCATCAAGATGGCCCGGAGGCAGTACATAAAAACGACGAAACAGACCTTTTTCTCAAACAAGTGGCACAGGGACGCTTTGAAAAACTATACAGCCACGAGAAATGGATGGAGGTATTCGGGAAGAATTATCTCGTCTTGTGAAAAAAGAGAAACCCTGTTGAATGGATAGAAACGACAAAATGAGATCATATCGGGGAAATGGGCGGGGAGGACTATGTTTCCTCAACTAATCTGAGACAGGAACAAAGAAGCTGCCTCCTGCGGTACCCGATTGATATAAAAAGCGCGCGAGGGTTGAGACACCCGCGAAAGCAAAAGAAGCTATAAACATACCTGAAATTGTATCACGACATACCAAAAGCCATAATGCCCGGGCAGGAAGGAGGCATATTGCGAGGAGGAGTATTGAAGGGAACCACAACACAGTTATTACTCGCCCTGACCGTCTTAACGGCGGCAAAAGGCGTAAACACATTCATGGATCATGAGGAACGCTGGTACAACCTCGACATGAGCAGGGTTGTTCAGACGGCGAAGAAGAACGGAATCCCGGGATCGTACAGCGTGAGATCAGACGGAGTGAAAACATATAACGGATTCGTAATATGCGCCGGAGCTCCGGAGCGATACGGCGAGATCATCGACACGTCGCTCGGAAAAGGACTGATCATCGACACCGGCAAATTTGTCGAAGAGGATCCTACCATGATCGATATAGCGACGAACTGGTAACAAGGAGGCAGAAAATGTTTGATAAGTTCGGAGAATTTGATTCATTTCATGAAATAAACAAAGCAGCCGAAGGACTGAAGGAAGAGGGAGACATCGAATCTCTCAAAGAGCTGGCCAAAGAGAACGGGATAGATCCTGAAGACGTAAATGATTATGTCGCCGGTAAAATGGCATACCTTGCAACCGATCTGACTGCAGCTGTAGGGAAGCTCGAAGTCGAAAAAGCTGATTACAAACACGATTTCATTTTTATCGACTGGTTCAATTACATCATGACGTGCGTAACAGATCCCAAAAACGAAAGAATAAGGACAGCTGTAAGACTCAAAGGGAAATCAATCAAAGGATGTTACGGATATATCCTGAAATGGTCTGCAAAGAACATGTTACCGGTAGATTCAGAGATCAAAAAGGCAGCAGGCTTCAACGGGACGGTAAAGATGGGAATTCCTGACATGAACACAGCGAAGGCCTTGATCAAAGAATACTATCTCGGAGGTAGATCATGAGCGCGATAGAAAATCCCGGAAATCTCAAAAAGCTCAACATCGATAACTGGGCAAAGAAACAGTATAAAACACACTACGTCTACTATCGGCGCAAGGGATCATATTCACATTGCCACTGCTCTGAATGCGGTTCAAAGTATGTACTTCGGGCCGTAGAGACCGGAGATCCTTTTCAGGATGCGGCAATGGATATCGAAAAGCCCGAAAGAGACAAAGCAACGAAGTGCAGAAGCTGCGGAGCAAAAGCAATATACAAACCCGCCGGGCATACCGCTCCGGAACGGTATTTCAACCGGATATGTTACGGACAGAAGATCGACGATGAACATTTCGTTTTCAGGATTTTCTACAGTTACCAAAAGATCAAAGCTGACTGTAAGACCTATTACCAGGTCGACGAAGAGAAGCGAATATTCCTTGAGAAGGGCAAGAAACCGACAAGATACAGCTGCAATCAGATTTACTTCTACAATGATTCGGTCGGAGAGAACTGGAATTATATCGTACATCCTCGTACATTCGCGAACATAAAAAACACAGGGATGTTCAAATACGTTCCGGTCGAGAAAGAGATCACAAGGCGGTTCCGCTCGAAGATGTGGGTCATGGACTACTACATAGCAGCCGCAAGATATCCGGACTTCGAGATGATTCTGAAGATGGGACTGACCGAATACGCGAACAGACTGGTTCAGGGATTCCCGACAAACATCAACCCGAGAGGGAAGACGATCGAGAACAGGTTAAGGATATACAAGTCACGGATCCCGGACATGATAAAGGCAAAAGGTGACGGCGAGAGCATATACAAGTTCCAGCTCGAGAGGAGACTCGGACAGCACTGGACGGATGAAGAGCTTGAGATATACAAAGTCCTGAAAAAAAACCACTACGATGACAAATGGACCGTCGCGCTGAAATACACAACCTTAACGAAACTGAAAAACTACATGATCAAACAGCGAATGTGGCCAAACCCTAAGAATACCTGGCAGACATCGAGCGACAAAAGGAACCTCCGGAACGAATATTACGATTATCTGACCATGAGGGCCGAACAGGGGTATGACATGACAAACGAGATCATCCTCTTCCCGAAGGACCTGCGAAGAAGGCACGATGAAATGGTTCTCGAGAGAGAAAAGCTCGAACTGGATAAGCGCAAGAAGGAAGTCCTCGAGAAGTATCCAAAGATCAAGTCGAAGTATCGGAGACTGTCAGAAAAGTATTCGGCAGCAGCGGGCGGATACATGATCAGACCGGCAAAGGATGCGGCTGAGATCGTAACAGAAGGAAGGATCCTTCATCATTGCGTCGGCGGTGATTGCTACTTAAGTAGTCACGACAAAGGAAACAGCTTCATCCTGTTCTTGAGACCAGTCAAAGAAAAGGACATACCGTTCATCACGGTCGAGATCAGAAGAGAGACGATCATCCAGTGGTACGGAGCTTATGACAAGAAGCCGAATCAGAAGCTCATAGATGCCTGGCTCAAAACCTACACGAAAGAGCTTAAGAAGCGCAAAGAGCCTGTAAAGACAAAGGCCAAAGACAAAGACAGGAGAACAGCATGACGGAAGTATACGGGAATTTCAAAAGCGGAGCCATTGAAAACTGTCCATTCTGTGGGAATCCGGCGGCGATCAAGAACACTTACGAAGAAATTCTTGATGCCACAATATCAACCGTCGTCTGTCCGAAATGCGGAGCGAGAGGCCCGTACAGAAGAACAGAAGGCTACATCAAGGAATACAGCACAGATTTAAGCATAGCGGAAATAGGCGCGATCATGGCGTGGAACAGGAGGGAACATGAACGACTTGAAGATATTCGATAGCCCGGAGTTTGGAGAAGTCAGAACGATGGAAATTGACGGGAAAGCGTATTTTGTAGCGAATGATGTAGCACGAGCGCTCGGATACGGCTATCCGAAAGATGCGATATCAAGACATTGTAAGGGGGCGATGACTCAACGCTACCTTACGAGGGGAGGAGTACAGGAAGTAAAAGTGATTCCCGAAGGAGATATCTATCGCCTGGTTATCAGATCAAACCTTGAAGGCGCGGAGCGTTTCGAAAGTTGGATATTCGATGAAGTTATTCCGTCGATACGTGAGACCGGAGGGTATCAACTTCCTCAGACATACGCAGAAGCCCTCAGAGCTCTGGCAGATAAAGCGGAACAGAATGAAAAACTCACAGCAAGGATCGAGACCATGAGACCGAAAGAGATATTCGCAGATGCAGTCGCGGCATCCAAGACCTCAATCTTGATCGGGGAACTGGCCAAGCTCATAACGCAGAACGGATACGAGATCGGACAGACAAGATTATTCACATGGCTGAGAGAACACGGCTATCTGATGAAGACGGGGACATCAAAGAACATGCCGATGCAACGGTACGTACAGCAGGGATTATTCGAGATCAAGGAAAGCAGCGTACAGAATCCGGACGGCTCGGTGAGGATCACCAAGACCACGAAGGTAACCGGCAAAGGACAGCAATATTTCATCAACAAGTTCCTGGGAGGGATAGCATGAAGAGAAGATACATAACAGCTGATGAAGCGATCGACCTGCTTCCGGAAAAAGAATACATACACACATTCTATAACATTCCACCCGTGCTCTGCGGCGCGGACTGGGATAAGCAGGAAATAATCGACAAGCTGAAAGCTGCTGACAAAATAGAGATCGCCGGAGAAACGGCGAGAAACATGGATCACGGCCTTGCAGTCTATAACAACGATACAAAAATGCAGTCAGAGATCCTATTCGTAGAAACCGATCCCGACAAGCTGAATGCATTCGATGTAGATAAGGCAGAAAGTGAGGTAAACAATGGCTGAAATTAACATTGAGAAAATGGCACAGAATGTTGTTCAAATAGTCATACAAGAATTAAGGGATAACGGAGTATTTGTCAGCAGGTGGATTCCGGTTAGTGAGAGGTTGCCCGAAGAAAATAAGACTGTGATAGCCTCCACAGAGTATGGAGTTTATCCTGAAACAAAGTATACAAAAGAATATGGTTGGGAATGGGCTTATGAATCTGGTGCAGACTATTGGAGAGAACTTGAATATGTAACGGCATGGATGCCACTACCAAAACGGTATGAGCCACAGAAAAGGAGCGATAAGGAATGAAAATAATATGGCGAAAAGTAAAGATCAAACTACTACAAGATTTGGATATATCCGGCAAAGTCCAAGCGAACAAAGGCGAAATAAGAGAAGCACAGATATTCGATGGTTATTGCTACATCGATTTTGGAGAGCTGGGAATAGCAAAAGCTCCGCTTGCAGATATGGCAGGAAACTTTGAAATCATAGAAGGAGGAACAGAATGAACGAAAATGACTATATAGCAGAATATGTGCGGGAAAAATACCCGACAATACTCGGCCTGGATTTTGCATTTTGGAAGTTTAAGCAATTTATGGTTCAGGCAGCAAGAGACATTATAAACGTATCCAGGCAGATACCGCCGGAAGAGATCAGAAAAGCAATGCAAGAAAGCGAGGTAGAAGAATGACACAGCCCAAATTGAAACCCTGTCCGTTCTGCGGCGAAACACCGTTGCTATATCTTCACATGGGATATTACAGAGTGGAATGTCAGAACAAGGAATGTCCCAGATTGACGGCAAGTGCAAATAAAAATGACATAGTAAACGCGTGGAATACAAGACTAAAGCCTAAAAAAGCAGACGAACCATGCGGGGAAGGAGAATAAACGATGAACGAAGTAACGGTAGAAAATGTCAAAACGTTCGAGGATCTTAAGAGCCAGCTTAATATCGAACTAAACAAAGCGGCGATCAGCTTCGTCCGGATCGGATATCTCCTAAAGACAGCCCGGGACACGGACATACTGAAAGACACGGAATATAACGACGTGAACGAGTTCGCTGCAAAGGAATTCGGACTCGACAAGAGCCAGGTTTCGAGATTTATGAGAATCAATGACAGATTCTCAATCAGCGGATATTCCGAGCAACTAAAGGTCGAATATGAGGGATACGGATCCGCGAAGCTCTCTCTCATGCTCACACTCCCGGATGAGATCAACGAAGAACTATCTCCGGAATATTCAAAAAGCGATATTCAGGCCATCAAAGAAGAGTACGAAGAAGAGCAAAAGATCACTCCGCTCGAGGTTATGGCTGAAGAGAGACCTGAAGACGAACCGGATGAATTCATAGCCCTGGTCACGAAGCAGCTGAACGATGAACATCCTGAATCGATCAATAATATTCACCGGGGCATAAATCTCGGCATAGATATCGATGAAGAAGACGTGAAGGATGCTTATATGCCGACCGGAGACTGTACATACAACATCCGCATCGCCGGACAAGGCCGGTTCATGGTGAACTGCAAGAGCGATCAGATCACGATCGTCAACATGAGGGATCCGGCAAACAAATCGACACTCTCCTGGCCGGAATTCACGAAAGCCACGCTTGAAGATGCAAAAACAAGAGACTTTTCAACAAAAAAAGATGTGGAGAAGCCGAAAGAAAAGCCGAAAAAGGTCGAGAAGTCGAAACCGAAGAAAGAAGCTCCTCCGAAGAAAGCCAGGGAAGAGGTCGAAAAGGTTGAGGGCGAAGTTGTGGAAGAGCAGGCATCAAGCTCACCTGAAGACGAAGAAGAGGTTGATGAAGGAAGCATAGATGATAAGCGATTCGATCAACAGATATTGCACATGCTCGGCAAGATCACTCTCGAAATTAAAGAAACTCCGAAAACAAACTGGGGCTGGGTAAAGGATCATCTTCAGGAAATAATCAGAGAGATCAATCTTCGGGCATGACAAGGAGGCAGCATGAAGATACATGAACTGAAGATAACGCCGGAATACTTCGAGGCGGTACGAACACGCAGGAAACAATTCGAGCTCCGGAAAGACGATCGAGGATATGAGGTCGGAGATCTTGTCAGACTGAAGGAATATGAAAACGGAGATTACACCGGTCGGGAGATCGGGCTCTACATCATAATATACATCCTTCGCAACTGTCCGGAATATGGACTACAAGAAGGTTACTGCATATTAGGATTTTAAGGAGGCAGAGAATGAACAGAAACAGAAACCTGAAGATTGATTTCCGGATCAACGGAAAGCACGATCATTACATCGAACCGAAACACGGAAAGACGATTTTGTTAAGAGCAACAAAATCGAAAAAAAGATATTCAAAGAAGACAGGAGGAGACAAATGAAAACAGCAACAGGGACATGTAAATTCTGTGGACAGACAGCGGCTATCGAAGTGCCGGAAAGCTTTACACAGGAGATGGTTGACGAAGAGGTAGTCAAATACTATTGCAAATGTTCGGAATCACAGGCATTCGCAAAACAGCAGGAAATGATCGCAAATGCAGAAGGAGCGATCAAAAGGCTGTTCGAGGATAAAGAAGAACTATCAGCGCTTAAGAACAGACTTCTCAGCCAAGTTGAAGGGATAGCCAGAGGCGAGATCAGCTCTGCAAAGTTCTCAAAAAACAGTTACACAGCCGAGATCAAGCCCGGAAAAGACAGTATCAAGGCAACCCTGAAGCACACGGAAGTCGATATGGTTGAATCATAAGGGAGGAGAACGCATGAACGACAAAACAAAGCGCGATTCTGAGACCGATACAAAAAAAGTTGACTGGACAGACGTTCCAACACCGGAACCGCTGACCGAACGCGAAAGAGAAGCAAGAATCTATGAACTGGCCAGGAAGCTGAGAGTCAAGATCTTGTGACGGAGGCAGGGAGTATGAATGCAAAGGAACTCACAAATGAAGAGCTCGCTCTCGCCCTTCGAACAATGAAGACAACAGGCATCAGCCCGGGCCGAACCGAAAAAGAATATCTCGAAGAAGCTGCAGACAGACTCGAGAATGTCGAGAAGCTGATCAGAGTTGCGAGAAGGCCGGGCAGATCCGGCGGCGATGTGATAAAGAGGATGTATTTTTCAGGAGGATGAATAATGAAAATAACAATAAAACTGGACACGGGGAGCGACATCGTGCCGATAAGACCAAGCACAAAGATGCTCATATGGACAGAGATACTGAGTGCCTTGAACAGAATCCAGTCGGCACTCGAGCTCCAACAAGAACCATCGAAAGAAGCACGGGCGACTCTTGAGACGGTAAAAGAGATCATCAAAGAACCTGTTGCACCGGTGCAACAGAAAAAGCCAAAGACCAAAAAGCAGGAATCAGAGAATATAAAGCCTGATCACGAGAAAAAATCACAAAAAAGTGAGATAAAATCACTCGATTCCGAAATCAAAAAGAAATGGACTCCGAAGCAAAAGGAGGACATCAAGGCGATCAAAGAAGCATACAAGAAACAAAAACAAGAGCAGGAGAAGCTCAAAGGCGGCGGAAAGAATAACAAGAGGGATGATATCGACAACAGTCTTATTGTCTACATGAGAGACGAACAGCATATGACGATCGCAGCCATCGCCAAAGAACTGAGATGCGCGCAGCAAACAGTTCTGAACAGATATAACCAGGAGAAAAGAGATCGGGCCGAGGGAGAGATATGACAGCAAAAGAATACTTGCAGCAGATTCACATGATCGATGTCAAGATCGGGCAGAGAATAACGCAGCTGGATCACATGAGACACAGAGTCAGCACGATCGGATCCTTCGATTACTCGAGAGACAGGGTACAGACATCCGCAACCTCCGGGAATAAACAGATCGAGGACCTGGTTGATTTCGAAAGATCTATAACAGCTATGATCAAGCATGAGCAGAAGGTAAAAGATAAGATCATCACCGAAATACAACAACTCAAGGATCCGCTGCACGTCGAGATCCTGTTCAGGCGGTATGTTGAGTGGACATCATTTGAGAAGATTGCGTGCGACATGGGATATGCGTATAATTATGTTTGTACATTGCATGGAGAAGCATTAAAGGAGTTTGATAGAGTGATAGGAGAAGCAGAATGGGAAGATTTAAACTTAAAGAAGAAGACTTTGAAACTGAATACAGAGTAAAACCCGAAATAGTAAAAATAGGTGATGAAGTTAATGATAACTACGGTGCAGATATTGGCGTAGTTACTGATAACGATATTCGAGCATTACAAGAAGGTAAGTGTTGTATTTTGATATAAACAGCGGCGAGTATTGCATTATTATACGCAAAGAAGCAACGGAAGAATAATTGCGTACTAGAAAAGTTACGTACTAATTTTTTTACAGATGATTCTATGTTCCGAATGCGACAAGGAATATGACACATATTCAAGTCAATTAATTAACTATTGTCCTAACTGTGGTGCAAAGATGGAATCATAACAAAGTTCTTAACTTTTCTTAAGATTTTTTTGAATTATTATATTATAGTGCTATTGGAGAGCTGTACGGAGAGATCCGTCCGGCTCTTCTGCATTTTCTGCCGAGCGCGGCCGGGCAACTGGCCGCTTAAGCAGAAGGAGGCAAGCATGGCGAAAGATTTCGCAAGATCGTTTTACAAGTCGAAAGCATGGCTCAAATGCAGGGATGCCTACATAAGGCAACGAATAGGCATAGATGGCGGCATGTGCGAGGAGTGCAAAGACAACCTCGGCTATATAGTGCATCACAAAGAGCCGCTGACAGAGCTCACGATAAACGATCCGGAAATCACGCTCAACACAGACAACCTCGAATACGTGTGCAAAAAGTGCCATGACAAATTTGACGGTCACGGCTTCAAGCACAATCACAAATTGAAACCGCTCGTTGAGTTCGACGCGACCGGGATGCCTGTGCGCATGCGCGCGCGTACGTAGGAGAGCGGAACGCTAGTCCCCCTTGGCGAAGGAAACGCTTTACTCCCGAGGGAC